AAATAGTATTATTACTTATGTGTAATATTACGGCGGGCGTTTTAGCCAATATTTTAGTCAATTTTTAATATATTTTTTTGACAACCTTTATGGGAATTATTTCTGTCTCTTATGGTAATCACTTTGCACTCATTTCTTTAGACATATCTACAAGTTGATCAATCATTGAACCCTCAAATTCCATCCGACCCAAATGCTTAATATCTATGCCGGGATCTACCCAAACCTTTCCACCAATTTTTTCCCAATAGCGGCAAAATCCATAATCTTCAGATAAAAATCTTTTTTCATCGTCAATATATGAATTAAAAAAAGCATAAGTCCACTCATCCTCTTCTTTACTCATAGAGCCGGTATCATCTTTAAATTTCAATTCAGGATATGCTGCAATCATTTTTATAAATACTTCTCTTTTAACACACATAAACCCGGTGCCAGCATCATAAATAGATAACGCGCCATCTTGAATTTCTATTTTACCTTTATTGCCTGGCTTAGGATTAACCACAAATCTAGTAGATTTTTTTAACAAATCTTGCGCCGGGACATTGTTTTTTGACATCTTCACAACCCTTTCCCAATCAATTTTTTTAATAGGGTAACAGCCCGTAACAACATCTTTATCGTGCCATAAAAGTTTAATAATGTCTGTATGCTTAAATGCTAAATCAACATCTAGAAAAAATATATGAGTAAAGGCCGGATTGGCTAAAAATTTTGCGACAAGATTATTTCTTGCCCTACTTATTAATGAGTCAGTAATGGTGCTAACTGCAAATTTTAATCCAATTTCTTTACAATAAAGTGCAGTTTGCACAAAAGACATAAAAAAAGGCTCAGTCAATTGGCGATCATAACAAGGAAGCGCAAACATTGGACACCAATTTCTAATTTGCTTTTCTTTAATTTCAATATTTTGTGGTTCGATTTCCAACACAAATAACAGTATACACAAAAAAAGGCGCAGCGTGTAATACGCTGCGCCCCTTTTTGTAATTTATTTATTTATTTTTTACTGTTGGCTTAGTAGAAACGCCGGTAATTTCTTTTGTAGAAACACTAACGTCATTTTTAGATGCTTTAAAAAACAAAACCTTTTTAGTAGCATCATACCTGATAACAATCTTATAACCAAGTTTTTTAGCTTGAGCGCGAATCCTTTGTTGCATTGAATTAAAAGGATTACCCGGCTCAATACCTTCAAGACTAAAGGTTTGATTATTTTTTACCGAATTATTAATTGCTTCAATAATCATTGCCAATTCAGGCGATGTTCGCCCAGATCGTACAATTTCAGGTAATGTATTTACTTTGCTTATTTTTAGTGTCATTTTTATCTCCAGTGTAATTTATATTATTTTTATTTTTCAAGCACATAAAAACTTTATATACTTGCCACCGTTATACTAGGGGCAAGGATCGCTTATAACAACCTAAAAATAAAAAAAGAATTACCTTGAGTCATTGGTTGACAGATTTGCCGACAACTTGGCAACCTGATTTTTCAACTTTTCATTTTCTGCTCTAACAACAGAAAGATCAAAAGTCATTACGGTCAATTGTTTTACTAATTGATTTACCAAATCCTCATGCGTAATTTTAATTGGTTCTACAATGTTTCCATCCATGATCCTGTATCTTCCTTTGTTTTATTATAACCGGGAACAAATCCCCCAACCTCTTTATTATACACCTGAATAGTGCCATACTCTGGCATTTCTTCGTCTAATTCGTAATTTTTATCCGGGGTCAATATCTCTATGTTTACTTCAGCGTTTATAGACATATTTTCAATACAAACAAACACAGCGCCAGCAATGGCGTCTGCTAAATCTTTTGATCCAGAGTTTGGGTGATCTATTCTGTTATTTGAAAACAATCTTAATTTCAACAACTCTTCTTCAACCAACAGCTCATTCCAATAGCCACGCAACCGGCCATCATATATTGCGGTCATTAATGTATCATAATCGGTTTTCTTAACGCTATGAAAATCAGCATTAATACCTAACAATCTTAAGCTTTGAATCATCTCGATAGATTGCCATCTATCAAATGTAACTTTTGCTACTTCAAACTTTCTGCACAAATCTACAATTAATTGACGAATAGACGCAAAATTAATTTCTTCATTAATATTTGCTTCCCAGGCATGAATTAAATCTATTTTAACAATTGGTAGATTTTCTATGCCATTTAATGTTTTTACTTCTCTAAAGCCTAAACAGTGTACTAAGCTTAAAGCGGCTCTATCTCTTTTAAGGGCCAAGTCAACATGAATAAATCTTATTTGATTATCGGTTCCATTAAACCAATTAAAAAATTTTCCTTCTTCATCCATTGGGTCATCTTCAAGCATAAACGCTTTTCTTACCAAATCTGCATCTCTAAAATAAGCGTCTTCCATATTTGGAGGATCACATTCAAATCTAGCCGCAGCTTCTACCGGATTTCTAATATATTCTGATTCTAATTGTTTTCTTGTAATTGTAGGATTTACTTCCCAAGTTGCTGCTTTGATATACCAAGTTTTTGGCTCTTTCTTTTCTTTTGCACCATAATATCTTTGTTCAATAAAATCACCCTTATATCTAGGAAATGACAAAAGAATTACTTTCCCTACTTCTGGAAATCTTGACATAACCGATAGCTTACTCATATTATAAATCGCAGAAGCAGAGCCTTTTGATCGCGTTATTCCTTTCAATTCAGCATCGGTTTTAAATGCAGCAATTTCATCCAAAACTACAGTTAATACTTCATATCCTTCCCAACCTTCACTTTCAGAATGACCAGAAAAACATCTTACTGGACGCGAAAAGAAAAATACTTCTGAAACTCTTGGTTCAAATCCAACTTCATTAAAAAATGCAGAATTTAGCAATAAATTTTTAAATGGTTCAAAAAATACTCTTTGCGCTTGTTGCGCATTTACAGCAAGGTTTAGCAAATCAATGTATACTCCAGGTGCTTTACCAAAATAATTTAAAGGATCGCGCAAACAATGAAGCAAATAAATTGTATAAGCCATAGATATACGACTACAATGATCTTTACCGCTACCCTTACCCAGCATGCATATTACTTCATTATCAGTATAATTTTGATAATATTTTTTACCATCGTCCTCTCCCATTAATGATATTAATGTTTTTTCTTTAAAAATCTGTGTATTATGTTTTACAATTTCTTCTTGAATATCCGAAAGTGGCGGCAAACCCAAATATTTTTTTTCTTGTACAAATGTTTGAATTGGCACGGGCGATGTGATAAGATCATCTGAGCGCAATAATTTATCAAAATCTGCAATTTCAAGATTTAAATTTAGGTAATCCATCACAGATTACCTAAATGATAATAAAAGAGCGTCAGTGGCTCTCTGTGCGCTTCTGGAACCTTTATGAGAGCATATACCCCTCTCATTTCATTACCAACCTTTATGAGACAAAATGCTGGACTCATTTCATTAACCTTCGTTCATAATGTCAAAAGCAATTTGCAATTCTTTCCTGACCTCTTCTGCGATCTTGGGATGTTTAGAAATAACATCTCGTAAAATTCTAGACAGAATTTGATTTACATTTTCTGCTTTTTGCATTCTTGCAATAAACTGCCCATCGGACTGAGTAGCCCCTAAAAGTTTATGCAGCTGTGCTTTTTTGGTTGCAATTTCGCCGGCCAATTTTATAGCCTGGATTCTTGCCGGCACCATGCCGTGATTAGTTGCAATGTTAACAGTTTCCCATGCTTCTTTACTTAACTGATCAAATTCATTTAGTGCTTTAATTGTGTTAAATTGAATTTTCTCTAAAAAATATGGATCTTCCTCAGCCTGCCGATTCAGTATTTTTTTATATTCGTTTATCTGTTCTTTAATTTTATCCGGCGTACTGCTCATCAAAGATGCAATTTCATGTATGTTATACCCTTTAACATATAACAAACCGACCTCTTCAACATCTTTTAAAATATCTATTAAGGTTTTTTCCAAATTAGGGGCATCGTATTTTTCTATGTCAGACATTTATTCCTCTTCTTTAGGGAACCTTAACTCTAGCTTAACAGCTTTCGCTTCCTTATCTAGTTTATCATAATCATGCCCGTACAATTTAATGTATGGTACGCGGTAATTAAACCAACCTTGAACTGCTTTCCAAAACTTAGGATCAGTTTTTTGCTCCAACTCAATTAATTCTTCAGTAGTTAAAAGAAAACTAAGAACTCCCAATGGCATGTAAACAACCATATTGTATCCTTCGTCTTTATCTGAAACATATTCTTTCAGAAAATCCTGAAAAGCTTGAATTATTTTTTTAACCCCATCACCCGTAAAATAGTCAATATTGCCGTGCGCATTTCTTATTCTAGGGCAGTAGTCATCAACATACGTTACGGTACCAAATGTCCTACACACCATCGGCCTATACCGGTAAATCGTGCAACCGTTTTTATAAAATGCGCAATACCTTTCGGTTGGACCGCCGATTTCCCAACTTTCATCATACATTGCTTCTTTAAGATCATTAATAATGCCGTTCATCCATTCGTCAGCAACTTGTTGACCTTTATCTTCTAAAGTTAAATAATATTGTTGACGCAAATTAAACGCGATATTGGCACATTCTGCCATGTGAAGATTCAATCCAATTTTACAACAATTACCTGAACCCAAACATTTAAATTGAGTTGCGTTTTGTTTTGCTTCAATAATTCTAATTTGATTATAAATCATATCAAGCCTAGAAAAGCTATTGATATCTTTTACGGTGACTGATCTTCTCATATGTTCTTATTTTTTGCTCTTTGAGCATTTCGTTTTCTAATTTCTCTATTTCGTTTTTCTGCTGCAATCTGCGCCGGTGGCTTTGCCCTTGTTTGACCGCCAGTAGACAAATTTCTACCTTTGCCCCTAAACTTTAACAAATCATATTTTTTAACCCAGTTGTAAATTGCCTGAGGAGTTACTTTGATATTAAAGCTTTGTTCCAAATGCTTACAAATATCAGTAAGATTCATTCTTCTTTTTACATACATTTCGTACAAAAATGCTTTATCTTTGTATGGCTCAGATGTCATTGATAGTCCTTTTTTAATTTTAACGAATACCAAACCCCAATACCCGCTGCGTCTATAATATCATCATCTTCCAAGAAATCTTGATGATTTTTAAAATATGTTTTAACAATTTCGCGCACTCTTTTTTTGCGTTCTTTTTTTAATTTGATTTGAAGAGACCCCTTTTCGCCATTATGCTCAAGCAAGTTTTTGTCTGTTGCGCTTATGTTTTTATACCCAATTTTATTTTTCCAAATTAATGGATTGATGTCCATCATTTCAACACCATACCCGCTTAACACACCCCAAGAGTAGCCAATAATATAAGAGATAACCCTGCTGGATTCAAAATTTTGAACATAAATAGATTGCTCAATAACAGCAATTTCCATGCCATAATTTTTATAAATTTGTTTTAATTCTTTGTTAATAATTTTAAATTTTGAAGAAATTTCTTTTGTTTCTCTAAAATCTATTTTCCCGCAATCAACCATATTAATACCATTGCCGGTATGATCAAAAATTACCCAAGCCAGAGAGTTGGAAGATGGATCCATAGACAGCACTCTTCTGACTTTTATTGCATTTACTATTTGTTTAACGCTCATAAATTGTTTTTACTTCCGATACATCCCATCCCCAAGAAATTAATCGATCAGCAAATCTTTTTTGTTTACATAATTCGCAAATATTTTCTTTGTTGTAAGAAGATAAAATTGTTGTACAATTTTTCGTTTTGCAAATTCTTTTTTTATTTTTATTTTTTTTCTTTTCGTAATAATTTTTTAATAAATTTTGATTTGTTACTATTCTTCGGCACTCTTGAGAACAGTAAATAGCGTTGTATACCTTAGCCTGAAATTTTTTTTTACATTCTGAGTTAGAACATATCCTCTTTTCGTACTTTTTCACTACCTGACCAACATAATTCAACCAAATCACAAGAATTACAGTTTGCTGATGTTCTTTTGTAAGGCCGTTCGGGTATATTACCATTTAAATAATCATGATAAATCCCTAAATATTTTTTAAATAATTTTTCAATAAACTTAGGATCTTTTTCTATATATATTGGTAAAATTTCTTGATTGTTTTTATTCTCATAAATTACATAACCGGCATCTAATTTTAGACATTCCATGTAAATTTGGGCTTGTCGGTAATGTTCATCTTTGGGTTTATTATGCAATTGTCGGTAATGAAAACCTTCTGAACTAATTGATTTTAATTCTATAAGTTTATTTCCATCCCAATCTATAATACCATCTGCGGTACCCTCAATTGGCGGAGAATCGTGTTTTACAGGGATTTCTTCAGCCACTAGAATCCCCATACCCCTAAAATAACTATAGAGGCGTTCGTGAACAGCGTGTCCATTATCAAAAATACGATGAGTTTGAGGCGAAAAAGATGTCGCAATATGTACGCCTTGAAATAAATAATACCAATATCTAGAACACTGATTTGTGTAACTAGGGTGAAACCCTTGTACTTGTTTAAATTTAGATACATTGCGTAATAGCAAAAAATCATCAATCTCTTCCGCTATATTTTTGCGAAGCTGGACAGGCGTTTCTTCAACGATGGTTTTTGGAGATTTTAATTGCCTTAATGATTTCATGCAATAGTCTTTGCTGCCAATTTTAGAGTATTTATGTTTTCAGACAATGCTTCATACATAGTGCGCCATATATCATTTACAAACTTATCTTGGTCGCCCATAACGGCAGATTTTCTTTTAAACACTTGAGATTTTACAATCATCAAAGTTCTGTAACCGGCCAACAAGTTGGCTGATTTAATTGCTTGCATGCCAACATAATGTTCTGGATTTTCTATAATGTCCTCTACAATCCGCAAACACTCTAAAAATTCATCTGCCTTGTCTCCCATCATCGCAGTAATGATGTCTTTATTTACAATAATATCTGCCATTACAAATCCTTTTTTAAATCTTCTGTCTTAACAATTGCTTCTTTATAAAAATT